GATGATCCAGCACGATTATGTTCGTGGTGAACCACCCGTTGCCCGTCGGACGACGGGTCACCTCCTCCAGGTAGGTCAACAATTGTTCGTTCATTCGTCCTCCCATATTTTCTCGGTCACAACGACCGCCCCGACGATGTACCCAGCGAGTAAAAGAACACAGGTGAAGAACAGTGGAAATTTCGCCCACCAGGGCTGGTCCCATGAGTACAGGTGCTGGTACGGGCCAGTGATCAGGTTATGAAACCAGAAAAGGGCCCACATCCAGGGGATCGTTCCAAACCACACAAGCCATGTGGCAAGCATTTTCATAAGTTTATTCTCCTCTCTTTACAGGGCCTCACCCCCCACCCCCAAAAACACCCAGGGGTTGGTATGGGTGTTTTGGTTTGGGGGGCTTAAAGCCTATCCTAATGAGTTTTCTTTTGCTGACGGGCTCGTTTCAGGCGTTCCGCGAGTTGGGCCCGCTGGGCCTCACTCAAGGCCCGAGGCCGGCTGGCCTCCACCAGCTCCTGGTGGCGCACGATCCGGCCCAGCCAGGTCCTGGTCTGGTGGCGCACGATGCTGCGCTGCTTGCGGATCCAGCGGACCCCGGTGGAGTGCCGCGAGGAACAGATGTCCTCGTCGGCGTACCAGATCCGCAGGGCCACGTCCGGGTCCAGGGGGCACAAGGGTGCATCACACGCCTCGAACTTAGGGCACCGTTCCACCCCTACCTCTCCTTCTGGTGGCGAAATAGATCCCGGGCAGCCTGCTTTTCCTCCTCTTCCTTCTGACTGTAGATCAGTACCGGCTTGCGCCGGTTGATCATCTGATCGACCATGTTGCGGGAACCTGCGGACATCCCGTTGAAGATGACCACGGCCACGTCTGCGTAGTCAGCCATCTGGGCATTGCGCTCGATGCCGGCCCCGCGAAAGAGCTTGCCCCCGCGCAACCAACGCGCAGGGAAGTCCTTGACCGGGATGCCGTACTCCTGGGCCACCCGCTTGCCGAGAAGATCGGCGCCGCGGGCGCCCCCGCAGACCACCTCGGTCAGGCCGTCTTTCATGAAACTTTCAACGATCGTCCGGACCAACCCCAGGTCGGTCACGGTCCGGCTGCCGGCAATGATCAGCTTCATTGGCACCCCTCCTCTTCTTCGACCTTCTCCAGCTTGACCGCGAGAAAACTGTACCAGTTACCCTCGCTGTCCCGCGTCTCGCAGGCAAGATACCCCGGAATGATCTCTTCGATACGGTCACTATCGATGGTCATCTCCTCCCCGATGAGGTGTGTATCCTCATAGAAGGCATCCGCACTGTGAAACCGGGTGATCCTCACCCTATCCCCATGCTTAAACATTGATCACCTCCAATTTGACTGCGAAGAAGAGCCAATCTTCGCCATCATCTTCCAGCAACATCGCCCCAACGAATCCAGGAACGGTTTCTTCCGGAGACGTCCACTGGACGGTCATTTCTTTTCCAGCAAGTTGCCCGGGCCAGTCACTGAACCCGTCCTCTTTGCTGATCTCAACGATCCTCACCCTGTCACCCTCTTTAATCGTCATCATTGTCGATCCTCCAATCTTCCGGCACAGTATTGCCGGTCTCTTGTTCGTATTGTTCTTGGTATTCTATCTTGACATCACTGTCCGCCGGGCCAAAGTCGGCGTTTTCCGCAAACCACTTGAGCCATAGGTACTCGTCAAGCGGGACTGGGATTGTCGGCCGGTACAGTTGGTGTTGCTTCTTCAAAATGTACCTCCTCCTCTTCTTCTTCCTGAAGGGCCACACTCACCTGGAGGACTTCAGCATCTTCCCCCAGCTTGGCCCAGAGTTTATTGAGTCCTCGTTTGGCTTTGCCCCGGGTCTTGTAGAACCGGGCAAAGAAGAGCTGCTCTCCCCAATCGGCCCGGAACTTCCCCGGGGGAAGACGTAGGAGAAACTGCCCCGTTCGTTTATTGCGAATCACGTACATCGTTACTGGTTCCATTTCACACCTCCTTGGGGTGGGGCCCCTCAAGACCCCACCCTGTTTTGGATCAGAGGATCTGCACAGTGCCTGTATTTTTGTTGAAGGTGATTATGTCTTTTGCAAGTGGGATGTAATCACATTCCCAATTCTCACCGTAAAAAGTACCATCAGTGCACTCATAAACCTCGACGGTTGCTCCAGGCGGGAACTGCTTCAGGTGATTGCGTAACTCTTCAACTGTCATCGTCGTCACCTCCGAGTGAGGCCCAGAGGGCCAACAGGTAGAACATGCCAACGGCCCAGGCAAGTGGGCCACACAGCAGGAAGAAAACAAAGCGCTTGTGGAAAGCAACCTGGAGATCCCCCAGCAGATACATGAAGGCAACGATCAAACCTCCAACTAACCAGACAAGCAACATACCCACAAAAATTAGATCCATTTACAGCTCCTCCTTTTGGATCGCCTCACCCAACCTGGAGTATTCTATAGAATACTTCTTTCCGTTGAAGTTGAATTCAACATCAACTCCAAACAAGATAGCTGTGAGAAGTGCGTCGTCTTCCACGAGCACTCGTAGTGCCCCACCATCTGTTTTGAGAACCACCTTCTCTATGCTGCTGGTCTTTAGTAATCCTTTAATTTGACCGATCTCCATCACTCTTATCCTCCTCTCCGTATTTTTGCTCCAGCGGCCCAAGAGGGCCCACTTCAAATCTGGTGCCGGCTGTAACCCACTCCCAAAGCCGGGCGGGCAACTGACGCTGCAGTTCAGCGAACAAGAACTGCCACTCTTCCAGCCGATGATTACGCCGCTGCCGGTACATATTCCGCAGGCTCATCATGTCCAGGCGAACCAGACGGGTCTGCAAGAAACCCTCGGGCAGGTTGCGTTTGATCATGCGGAATATAAAATGCTTGCTTTTAGGATCCTGCGGCAGGTTGTAAACGCGGATATCCATGTTTAGTCCGGACAATATGGAAGGATAAATATCCTCCACAAAGTCCTCCTGAGTGAGCTCACGAGTGGTGATCGTGTGCATCGTGCTCTCACTCTGTTTGGACAGGTGCCGGTAGGTATCGGCCTCCTGCCACCAGTAACGTGGCGCCTTGATGCTGACCCAGGCAATGGCACTTTCGAGGAGCTTGTTCTCTCCCCCATCCTTGCCGGCCAGAATGCCGGCGCGGCGGACGAGTTTACGTGCGACGTCCTCATCCAAAACCCCTCTTTTAAAGTCCTCATGGGAAACCACCCCGTGGCTCAACCCCATGCCCAGCAGGGCCTCACTCATTCCTGCAGTGGTGACCACAGTCACCTCCATCCTCATATTTGTTCTCCTTCCAGCAGAGCGATTGCTCCGTATTCTTGTTCCAGGGGCCCCACCCTATCCTTCAGGGCAAGGACCTCACGTATGTACTCCTTGATCTCCACCGATGCGAAGAACCACTCCGTGGTGTCTTCGACCCTGTACCGGGCAAAACGACGTGTGAACACTTTCTCCATCACGTTGGACGGATCGGCCAGCACCAGACGAGGCTGCATCTCGAAAGGGAGGCCCCGCTGAGCCTCCCGATTTGCCAGGGATGAAGTGTAGCCAATCTTAACCAAAAGATTGTCGGGGCTCATGATCACATAAAAGACATTCACATGAGCATCGAGACTGATGGGGTCGTTTGTGCGGTAGTAATGATTGCGGCTCTTGCGCTTTACTTCCAAGCTGATCTCGTACAACTTGTCCCAGTCAAGGATGCCCCGTTGGGTGGGGTCAGGAACGAGGAAACTCACCCTGGCCTTACCCATAGATTGAGGCCTTCAGTGCCGGCGACACAATGTCGATGTAGATGCGGTTCAGCTCAAAGTCCAGCTCCAGGAGTGTGCCATTGTTGAGGATCCGGAAATCCTCCGGCCTCCGCTGAACTCCGGCCTCGCTCTTGTGGGCCAGCACCTCGGGAACGTTGTCCCGGTAGAGGTGAAACAGGATCCCGCGCTGCCGGATCCAGTCCGCCTCGTTGTTGAAGCGCACATCGGGGATGACAATTGCCGGATGGGCCGCAAGGCGAAGCTCGGCCACCCGCAGCCAGAAGTCGTCCCGGATCAACTCGCGGGCGAACTCTGTGCCGAATACCTGGTATACATACCTGGGGCTCACGCCCCAGAAGAGATCGATCTTTTCCTTGAGGTCCCCAAACCCGTGCCGGTCATCCCAACCAAACAGCGGGTTGATGGTTGCCTTGATGGGGTCTGCAAAGGCGTAGCGATGAAACCCCCGGTCGGTGAAGAAGGTGGCAACGGTATCCTTCCCGCTGCCGGCCTTCCCCGCAATTCCAACGACGAACATCTATTCGGTTTTGGCCTCCGCCTTGAGCTTGGCCAAGTACGCTGTGATCTCGTTCATGATCGGGACAGGATCCACACCCACCGCGGCCAGATCTTTCGTGAGTAGGAGTTCCATTTCCTCAAGGGGCACAAACCCACTGAAAATGGCATAGATTTTGATGGACGCAGAAACAACCTTACGCACATCGGCGGGACTGAACTGTTTCTTCTGCTTTTCAATATGGGTGATGGTAGGCCCAAAGACTATGGCAAACTTCGCCAGAACGTCCATCTCCATATGCATTTGCATCTCTTTCAACATATTTTCCATTATTTCTTCCTCCTTTGGATTTCTTCGAGTTGGGCAATGATCTCGTCCGGGTTGATACCAGCCTGACCCGCTGACTCATGGATCAGGTGTTGCACCATGTGGAGCTTGACAGGGCCGTATATGACCCCGTAGGCCAGAGCTGCCATGTACAGCAGCCGGTTCATCTCAAGACGAGTAAAGTTTGACTTCTGTTTGTAGGCAAGGTTGACGACCACTATCGAAACCTGGGCCATCTCCCGCATCGTGTCTGCCTTAACAGACTCCATCATCTCGGAGACTACCTTCCGCGGCACGCTGCCCGTGCCGGCCTCAGCAGCCCCTTGCGCCCCTGGAATTACAAAACCCCTTTCCCCCAATGGATCAATGTGTGCTGACATAGTGTTTTTCTCCTTTTTTTGTCTTTAAATGCATAGTTCGATATAGACTTTTGCGGCCTCGAGACGTGATCCTTTCCCGAGGGAAGTGTTGTAGTGATCCTTCCAGTAGGAGGCCAATCGGATCGCATCCTCTGTCGGGTGGCCCTCCATATTGGGGAGGGCCTCACTCACCCGCCGGTAGTGCACCCGGGCCATGGCGATCTGGTAGGCCAGGTTGGTTACGGCCGGATCCAGGGCGTCCGTATCGGCTACCCCCATGAGTAGCAGGATCTTTCGCCGCAGGTCCTTATTGTGGGCCAGGTAGTTCCGCCAGATGTCCCCATCGGTTGCCGGCTCCATCTGCATAATGCCCCTGGCCGGCCCATTGACCTGCTTGATGTAGGTGCCCAGCCGGCTTTCAGCAGCAGCCGTGAGCATCAGCAGTTCCACGGCCGTGCTGCTGTAGGGGATCTCAGGGTCGAGATAGGCAAGCACATCGCGGATCAGATCTCTCAGTTGATTTTTGTCGATCATGGCAATTCACACGCGCCTCCCGCGCAGGCGAACTCCCGGGATCCAACGGTCTGGTCACCACGCTCGTACTCGGCCAGCCGACTGAAATCGATCCGCGGAAAGTTCTTGGCTAAGGTGTTGTAAGTGTCCTCATCAATCTCTTCGTTGGGAGGACGGTCATAGACCGTGTCCGACTCGTTCCGGGGGAAGAAGGACAAGCCAAGTACGTTGTTCCAATTCTCATAGACCCAGGCCCCCACCTGGAGCCACTCACTGTCCCGCACGTAGATCGTGCACGACGGGTTGTGCTCACACCAGTACTGCTTGAGCATCAGCCAATACTCCAACTGCTGAATGGCGCTCATGTCTCCCTTGGTCTTGGCGCCCTCCGGGGACTTCATCGGAAATTCAAAGTTCAACACACCCCGACCTTCCCGACGGAAGTGAGGCACGCCCTGATCGATGAGCATCTGGGCCAACGGATCAGTGTCAGCCACCATCACCCGGCGGATAAAATACTGTGCGTGTCGAGTGTGGATGCCGGAAGAACTGTCGACCAGTTGCGAGACCGTCCCGGACGGCTTGACGCAAGTGACCGCCTTGGGCATGGGAATCCCCAGGGCCTCACTCCATTCCCGAGCTGTTGCGATGGCCTCCTCTTTCATGTCGGCCAACAGCCGCTTGGCCTCGGGGCTCACCCGGTTGAGCACGGGGTGGTCCATGAGCCCGGTGAGGCTCACCCCAAGGAGGCGCTCCTCTTCGACGTTGCGACGCCAGGACGCGTTGATGAACTGGAACTTGGTCAGGGTGGACTGCAGCACGCCCAGGATGGTTGCCTGCCGAACCTTGCGGAGGAGATCCTCCCGGCTGTCCCCTGGGCGGATAACCGCCTCGGTCAGGTTGCAGAACTCGAAGGGCCGCAGGATGACCTCTCCGCAGGGGTTAAGCCCCCACCTGTAGCCCACTTCCCGCCGCCCTGTGGCGGCGACCGCAAACTCGGCCGCTTGCCGGTTCATGATCCCACGCTCGCCGGCCCCGCTTCGGATCAGGTTGCCCCACTCGCGCATGAAGTCCAGCACGTGGGGCTTGCGCTCATAGGCCACACTGATGTTGGCGTTGGCCCGGATCTCCGGGTAACTGCCGGTCTTGGCAGTGGCCATCTCACTGTGCAGATCGGACAGGCTGATACCTGCCGACCGGCGCACTCCGCCGACAACCACAACGTCGGCCACCATGCACGCAATGTCGTGGCACTCCAAGGGAGTGAGCTTGCGCCCGGCGGCGTTGGTAATGATCGAAGCGGAAAAGTCCAGGAGACGTTTGAGGGGCTCAGGGCCGCTGGCCCTGCCACCAAAGGTTTTGAGTGGGGCCCCTTTGGGGCGGATCTTGGACAGATCATAGGTGGGGCGTTCGCCCGCGTAAAGGGCAAGCAACCACCGATGAAAACCCTCGGCCCAACCCCGTTTGGAGTCGGCGAAGACGATCGATCGGTCCACCTTTTCGATCTTGTCTGGGACCGTGGGCAGCTCGTTTACCTGTGATGCCTCAACACTCCAGCCAACCCCGGTCCCACACATCAGAATGTGGAGGATCTCGGCAAAGGACCGCACAGAATTGATCGGCAGGTAGGCACAGTTGTAACCGGCGATGTTATCCCGTGCGAGAGCCGGGCCGGCAGCCCAGAGGGCCCGCATGGAGGGCATAACTTCCAGACCCACGATGGAGTCTGCCAAGGCAAGGAATTGTGGCCGAAGAGCTTCAGGGACCCGAGGAGCAAAGAAAGAAATGTAACGGCTTACTGTTTCAGGCCACGTTTCACGTCGCTGGAGCTCATCCATCCACCGGCTGTACGTCCGGATGAAGATGAACTCTTGGTACTGTGTTGCAAACAAGTCTTATTTTACCTCCTTTAATGTGTCGAGAGCCTTATCCGCTTTCCTCAGCTCTTCTTCCGCGACGACCCGCTGGATATATAGATCATCGAGTATTGCTCTTTGCTTCGTGTGGATCCGTTTGAGTTCTTCTGTGGCGTGAGGCACTATGCTGCTCAACCTGGAAGTGGACCCTCCAAAAAAGAGTCTAAATATTACTTTTCGGAACATGCGAACCTCTCCTTTTCTTCATGAGTTGCACCTTGATGAATTGATACTCTCGCCGGGGGCCCACTATAGCCATGGCCCCACTGGGGGCCGTCCGGTACATTCGCTTGCCCCGACGTGATCCAGACCCATAAACAATCCGGCGGATTGTCTTTGCCAACTTTCCTCTCACTCTTCCACCTCCCTCTGGATGGCCTCGGCGATACTCTGCAGCTCTTCAGCAAGAGCATCGAGATCGTCGTCCATCCCGTCATGATTTGATTTCATCCGAAGCGTATCAGCCACCTCGATGATGCGGTCGACCTGCATTTCAATCTCTGACTTGACCATACTGGTTACGCCCCTGTTGATCCGAACGCCCCAGCGCCTCGTTTGGTTGAGCCGAGCTCTTTCACCACTTCAATTTCAGGCTGCACGTAAGGGACGATCACACCTTGGGCAAAGCGTTCATCGGCACGGATCTTGATGGGTTCTGCCCAGGCCACCACGAGGACCATGATCTCGCCCCGGTAGTCTTCGTCCACGATCCCGGGTGAGTTGCTGACATAGGTTGGATGGTACAGGGAAAAACCTCCTCGAGGCACAACCATCAGAAACGTGCCAGGGGGCAGCTCCACTGCCAGCCCTGTTCGTACCTTGGTCACGCGCCCTGGGTGGACCAGGGTGGTCTCAAGCGCGTGCAGGTCAAAGCCGGCGGCGCCAGCCGTCTGGTACTGGGGAATGATCGCAGCAGGGTCGAGCTTCTTGAATTTCAGCATTTACGCAGGCACCTCCCGGACCAAAAAATGAGCCCGCTTTAATGCCTCACGGCCCAATACCAGCCACTCCCCGCTTTCCAGTTCGGTCCTGAGTGAGTCTGCTCGATTGGCCATACGCGCCAATTCCAACGCAACTTCTTCTGGGGGTAACTCTTCGTTTGTTTTCGGAATATAGGTATGCCCGTCGAGACGGATGATAGCCTTGATTACTCTTTTCTCCATTCTTCTGGTATCTCCTTTTCTGCCCAGGGAAAGCCGTGTTGCTCCGCCCAGGCAGCATATGTTGTTTTGGATGCACGATTGATTTTGTTCTGCGCCTTCTCGAAGACAAGGCGGATATCCAGATCGGGGTGCTCGGCCTTGACGTTGAGCATCTTGGTCCGATCGGGCCCCTTCAGGTTGCCCTTGTATTCGATGTACATAAACCCGCCATTCCGCTTGCGCTTCTTGATCCGAAAGTCCGGCGTGTATTTGCGCTTGGGTGGAGTCCAGTCAAAAGACTCGGGCTCATACTCCCAGGAAATTTTCTGCTCATCGAGGTGGGCAGCAAAGCGAACCTCGCCGATCGATCGCAACCCGATCGAGCGGGAGAGTTGGCGGGCACGGGCCTTCGAACGAAGGCCCTTTCCCAATCCGTACCAGTGCGTCATCACGCAGGCCGGAGAGCACTGTTGTTGGTTCACATGCAACGGAGTGAACTTGTGGCCACACTCTGTGCACTTTTTCATACGCCCTCTGCAGCAGCGGCATAGCCGGCGTACTGGGAGCAAACTGTGCACACGTTGCAAAACCCATTACACCGGGTACGCTCACCCGGGCGAAACTCAACCGTGTGATCGGGGTGCAGGGGCTTACCCTCAGCCTCACGATACTCAACATACTTCTCCACCTCGATCTTGCTGGAGAGCACGCGGGTTGCCCGCTTCTTTCCAGGCTCCCGGATGGCGAACGCCTCCCCGCGCAGCCAGGTTTCCTCATCGGTGCACTCGGGCAATTGATCGTCAGGGACATCTTCCGTGTCCCGAATAGCGGTCACCTTCTCGATCAGGAACTTTTCCTGCTCTTCGAAGGGCCACACCCGAAGGGGGACCTCGTGGATCTTTTGGCGGGGATACATGGGGTCAGTGAGGCCCCTTTTGTTCCAGTCTGGGTGGATCATGATGACTACGATCCTCTCGACCGGAAAGTTGTTCACTGCCAGGAACCACGCGTAGGCGTTGAGCTGGATCTCGTAGTCGGTGGTATCCCCGAAGATCGCCTTCCAGGTGGAAGTGATCTTGTAGTCGTAGAGGGTCCGAGTGTGGGCATCGTAGCAGTCTATCTTGCCCGTGATCTTGCGGCCGGCAATCCGTTCCCACATCTTGGCCTCAATGAGGAACCTCTTTGTCCACTGGGGCTTGTTGGCAGCAGCCCGCAGGTTGCGCTCCAGAAAGCTGTGCCAGGCGTTGCCCTGAAAGGCGCTGATCATGTCTTCCACCCGTTGTGGGGGAAGGCTATCCTTGTGTCGGTTTCGCAGGTGCACGATGCGGGGTGGATTAAGGAGGTCAGTGACGCTGTAATGACCTCCTTTGACATACAACCCATCCCAATTTTGATATGCATCAAATGCAGCCGCGATCGGAATGATCGAATCCACTTAGAACTTGAGATCCTTCAAATCGATGAACCAGGTCCCACACTTTTCCGGGGGCTCGGGATATCCTTCCGGCATCTCCACCGGACAAACCTTACCTTCCCAGGGGCCCAGGTGGTAGTCGGGGGGCGCCAGCACGGTGACCGTGATGGTCTTGCCTTCGTCCTTGTCAAAATAGGTAGCGGTGGTCGGGTACTTTCTTTCTTCTGTCATTTTTCTTTTCCTTCCAAAGATTAAGTTAAAGTGGGTGGGGGGAACATCCCCCCACCCTTTCAAGAACACACCCTAAAAGGGGATATCATCCTCCGGTCCCCCAGGAACCGGGGGTGTGTCCACATCAGCCGGTGGGCCAACATTCTCTGCCGAGGATGTGGCAGTTTCGACCTTAAATTTACCCTTGATGAACCTCTCAGCTTTGGCCGCAAACTCGAACAGGCCAATCTCCAGGTTCTCAAGGGTCTCGGTCTTCTTGACCAGCTTCAGATTGTCGCTGCTCTCCAGGACATTGCGGTAGTGCTTCACTGCAATACCGAGGGCCTCACCCCGGATGATCTCATCAGGATCCCGGAATTGGCCTCCGCCACCCTGCCGCGTTGCGGCCGGCTGCTTTGCCCCAGGCATTGGAACGACCTTGGACGGCGCTGCCGGCGCCTCATCCAGCACAGTGACGGATTCCAGATTCTTTCGCCCGTCGTCTGAAATGGTAAACGTGATCATTGAGCCGGGCTTGAGGGCCTTGACCTGTGCCAGGACATCACGGTTCCAACTGAAAAAACCCGGGCGGAAGGTATTACCCGTCCCAGGAAACTCGACGGTGATGGAATAGCGCGTGTACGGTTTACCGTTTTTGGTGGTCCCTCGGGACTCTTCTTGAAACGAGCGAAAGATACCTTTGTTGTTATCCAATTTTCTGTTTTATTCTCCCTTGTATTTGGTAAGTTCCCCGTAATTGGGGCCGATCTCAAAATCGCCGGTCAGGGGCACGTTCATGTGAAAGCCCCAAAACCGTTCGATCAGGTCTGGAAGTTCGTTGAAGGTTCGCAAAACGATCGAGGCCACAGTGGGTACCTCACTGGCCACCAGATCGAAGACAATACTGTCGTGGACCTGAAGGATAAAAAGGGACCGGCACTGGGCCTGCTGCATTCGCTTTGCAATCACAGTCATCGCCAGCGGCGTGATATCAGCCGTGGCCATGGACTGCACTGGGTAGTTTTTGATGGTATTGATGTTGTAAACGTACCCATCCTTGTTGGGACGGGCCAATCGGGGAAAGTGCAAGATCCGCCCGGTTGGCAGTTGGAGCCAACCACCATTATCATGCACCAATCGGACATTGTCCTCTTGCCAGGCCTGCAGCACCTTATACTTCTCATAGTATGCCGTCACGATTGCTTCCCACTTCTTGATCGGGAAGTTTGGCATATTCTGATCCGCATACATCCCGAACGCTGACCCACCGTAGAGCAGTCGAAATCCAAAAACCTTTGCCGTGGTACGGATCGGAGCGAACTTTGGATGATCGCTCGGCAGGCTTGGATCGGCACCGAAGAACTTGATGGCGTTGTCTCGATGGTAGTCAACATCGTCGATGATCTCCTGCATGGCCACAGGATCCTGGCTCAAGAATGCCGCAACGCGCCATTCAAGCTGGGCCAGGTCACCGTTGCCGATGAGATCAAAGCGAGGGACAAAGATTCGCTTGATCGGCGAGGTGCCCTTGCGAGGCAGATTTTGGCCGTTCGGCGATGATGAAGTCAGCCGGCCGGTGGCCGCGATGGTCTGGTTGAACGATGGGTGGACCCGGTTGTCTGGCATCAACTTGCCAAGGATGCCCGTGCCTTCCCGGTCACCGATGAACGTCTCAGCGGCCTTGCCGACCTTGCTGTAGGTGTCGAGCAGGGCCAGGATCTCCTGCTGCTTCTTTGTCTTCCCCTTCAATTGCTTCAGTGTGTTTTTGTCTGTCTGGTAATAGCCTCCTTCCCGCGGAATTTTAAGTTCCGTGTCCTTTAATGGTGTGAAGATACGTGGCAGCTCGATGAGCTGCACAGCCTTGCGGGTCTTGACCACCTCCTCCTTGTAGGGGACATTGCGATACTTGACCACGGACCCTTTGCGCTTGTCGGCGTACTCGAAGATGTACGGCTCCCGCCGGATGGCGTTACGCGTGGTCACGTACTCTTCATCGATCTCCCGCTTGAGGTTTCCCCCATATAGGGCCGCACTCAACTCCTGCCCACTGGCCAGATTAAGGTCAGGGCGATCAAAGGCGTCCCGCAGCCGGAACTCCACTTCCTTCAGTTGCTCCTGCATCTGCGCGTAAAGCGCCTGGGCCTTTTCCACATCGACCAGCAACCCTGTGCTTTCCATCTGGGAGAGCAGGTCCATCAGCTCCATCTGCAGGGACACAAGGTGTTGCAACCGTTTGGCTGTGATCAGCGGGACCTGACGCTGAAAGATGGCCAGGGCGTTGATGCAGTCCTGTTCGAGGTACGGATTGAGAATGTGCAATGGGATTTCATCGGTCTCGTAGCCGGCATTCCAGAAGATCTTGACACGATCGATCTTGGGGGTGATCCCGTAACGCTGGGACACATCGGCCAAGTGGTAGGAGATTTTCTGCTGGCCCCGGATAAGGTACTCCGCAACCTGGGTGCAGTACATCTTGAGGTGGTCCAGCTTGAGCCCTACGTGGCGCAACCACTGCAGGTCGAACTTCAGATTGTGGCCCACCAGCCGATCAACCCCGTTGAGCTCGTGCTGGATCTCATCGAGAACTGCCCGCTGGTTGACGTTGGCCACCTCGTTGTGGTTAAGGACCCAAACCCGCGTACGTCGGTCCTGCCAGGCCATCCCCACGGAAACCAGAAAGGATCCTGGCTGCCAGGGTCGAAAACGTGGAATCTTGCTGGTCTCCACGTCGATGGACGCGGTGATCACTGCTGCTCAACATACCCCATGGACACCCCATATTCCCAATTCTTACGGAACAGCTCCCAGCGGCCTTCCTTCATCCAGGCCTCCTCCGGGATACTATTCCAGGGCTGGGGGAAGGTCAGGGTGGTCCCGCCGGCCTGATAGAACTCCTCCAGGTTCTTTGGCTTGTCATCGATCAAGATTGCATTCGTGTGGGCTACACTCCACTTGGCCGGACCGATCAAGTAGCGCTTCTCATCGAAATAGTTGGGCATGTTCCGCCGGATCCACTCCTGGCGCCAGCCGGCATTGTTGAGCGTGGGCGCCGTCAGGATGACCGGCCTGAAAGGCGCCAACATTTTCAGCAGGTCGTGGGCCCAGGGGTACATCTGGAGGTTGGTCCAGAACTCTTTCCCCTGTTGCTTCCAAAACTGGTTGCGGGTGAGGCCCTTTTCTTCCTTGGCGATCTGCTCGATCTGCCCATAACTCCGCACGTCGAACTCACTGATGCTCAGACCAAAGTACTTGATGACCCCGCCCAGCCAGTCGATGACCACGCCATCGAGGTCGAGGAAAACTTGCTTGTATGCCATTTTTAGCAATTACCTCCCATGTTCCAATCGTGGGCGAAACAAATCCCACCGTTCCTGAAAATTGCTGTGCCATGGGTATCCCGAGCACACTCGGCCCGCAGCCGGGCCAGACGCCGGCCTTCCTTGCGAAGGAAGATATCCCCGGCAGCCCGGTTAACCCGGGCCACACCCAGGTGGGTCCGTCCCTCGTTGTCAGTGAGGAAACAGTTCACCTGTTTGGGCTGGCCGTTCTTCTCGTACAGGGTGGTGAACTGGATTTTGGGTTTAGGTTTGGCCCCATTCCGATTGGCATGATTGGCCTCAAATCGTCTTAGTGTCGCCCTCAGTTTTCTTCTTGTAATTTCTTCCAGTGTTTCACTCATTGTTCCTTCTCCTGCCGTTAATCTTGTCACTATTACTTCCATCCTTTTCTCCTTTACACCGCCTCATAGCGGTTGGTTTTGATATCGATGCGCCCTGTGTAACGCCGCAGTTTGAATCCCAGCTTATTCTTGCTGATGTTGAAATACCGATAGTCTTCGTTGGTATCGTTTTCATCCCTGCCGATACCGATGATGTAGTCACACTCACCTGGGATGCCAACTTTACTTCCATCAATGTGATTGTAGGATAGCCACTTCTTATTCTCCGCCGCCGCATCTGCTTGACCCACCGTGATGAAGATCAAATGATACCGGTTGGCAAGATCACGATACCGGTTGTAGAGGATCTGGCGGGCCTCCACCGAGGAGAAATTTCCGGGGATGACAACCTTTGGGCCTTGGTCAACGTAGACCACCCGAGGCTTGTACATCACGATGTTGGCCTCAACCTTGGCAATGGTTGTGACCTGCCCGACAACGTGCAGGTTCTTGCCACCTTTGGTAGCAAAAACCCGCTCAAGGTCCTCCCGAGACATCGTTATTAAGGTGTCAACAGGTTGTCCCAGCAGCGATGCGTAGATCCTTGATCTGGTGCGGTCCACATTCTCCTCGTTGGAGAGGTAGAGAACTTTGTCCTCTGTGCCCCGCAACTGGTAGGCAAACCACGCTGCACTTGCCACGCAAAAGGCGGTCTTGCCCGTCTCAGGCCGGGCCAAGATGTGCCCCAGGGTCCCCGGATAGACCGGGCCGATGCTCTCGTTGAGAAACGGGATGCCCCAGGGTAACCCGTCCCGTCGGATCTCCTCCATGATCTGGTGGAGGGGCTTAGTGCTCTCGTCGGGGTTCTTCTGGCCCACGGTTGCGATGAGCGACCGGTACTCATCGAGTAGCGGCGCCACCGCTTCCATCCCAGAAGGTGACTCACCATTGACGAACTTGATCAGGTGGGACATGGCCCGAGTGGCAAAATGCCGATCGGCCACGGTTTGCAAGGCTGTATCCAGCAGGGCCTCGTTGGATATCTCCATGCGCCGGATCTCATCAAACAGCAGATCATAAATGGCGCTGTCCTTGATCGCCGGGTTTAGTTGGTGGAAAAACACCTGCAGCTCATCAACGCTGATATGTTCAGCGCTGGGGAACTGCTCATAGTAGGACCGGATGGCCTGCAGGATCTGCTTATGCTCCCGTTCAAGACTGTCAAACTCCAGGAGCACAGGGGCATACCTTGCATACACACCCCTACGTAACAAACCCCGCAGGCAAAGCACATACTGATTCAACGCCGCCTGCGCCCGCGACCCTTCCTGGGCGCAAACCGGCCGGCCGCTACAGCCCTCATCCGCTCGATAGCAACATCATCGAGTTGATCGGCGAGAGTGAAAGCGGTCCGGGCCGGCCGGAACGCGCTGCAAACCATCGGACCGGTCGGCTGGGGTGACCCTGAACGCAGGAGCACCCCATCCTTCCGGGACCACGCCGCGTGAATCCGGTCACAGGACCGGTTCGCGCAGGTGTTACATGTGTTGATCAGATCGCACCTCCATTTACAGGTTTACTTTCTTGGAGACGCCGGTCATCGAGTTCTGGATGACGACATTCCCTTCTGAAATGTGCAGGACCATGTCCCCCCCGGGCCTTACCGCAGGAATAGCGCAGCAGGTCCTCGTTGCGCTCCAGGACGCGGAGCAGATCCGCAGCAGACACGGAAATCGTGGTGACAACCGGAGTTGCCGGAACTGCCGCTTTACGGGTACGGGTACGACGACGGGCCACACTGGTAGTTGTTGCATTCATACTCATTTTAAAATCCTCCCTTGCGCGTGCTATTACACGCACGTAATAGTTACGATAAAAAAAATCAGGCTGCGATCTTCCACTCAGGTGGAAGGTACAGTTGCCCTGACTCAATCATATCCGCAATCCACATCACCCCCTTTGCTGTTACAAATGTTTGAGTGTTGACCCAGCCATCCCCCTCGGTAACGATGAGCCGGAAATAGCCGGCCTGGAGGGCCTTTTGATTTGGCTCGTTCGTCCACTGGCCATTGCGGCGCTTGCGCGAGAGCCACCCCAGGGCACGCAAGGCCCCGGTCAACTTGTTGGGCTTGTATCCAAGGATACGACCCAGGTTCTGCAGGGTGGTCATACCGTTCTCATCCATGTAACGCATGAACTTGTCGGCCTTGGGCTTGAGCTCCTTGATCAGTTCGGCCTGCTGCTTCATGGTCTCGTCGGCGACGAGAAACGCCCGCGCCAGGAACTGCTCCCGGGTTTCCCCCTCCCTGACCGGAATGTAACCCCCGGTCTTGCGAATCTGGGGCAGGACTTCGTGAGTCACCCAGCGTTGGAACTCAAGAGCCTCTGGCTTGCGAGATTTGAAAACCAGAGTATAGACTCCCGACTCGTTAATGGTGCGTAACTTACTGGATTTACTTCCGACCTTACTCCCAGTAAGGTCCTTTTTGTCCCTTTGATCCAGCTCAATCAGAGCCTTCGATACGTTTTCCAACCCCAGGATGTCACACACATCCTTGGCAATGAACCACGGTTCGTTGTCCTCGACTGCCACGCGAACATCGTGGCCTTTGAAATCGTGCAACCTTATCAGGTCACCCATAAAATCAACCTCCTTGAATAAAGCCGAGGATCTTGTCCTCGGAATAATACTTTGGATCCTCCGGTGTGGAAATCCGCTTGACCTGCAGGCCGAACGATTGGAACCGATTGGTCTTTGACAAACTGTACTGGGACTTGTCCGCATCCAGCCAGAGATAGACCACCTGATATTGCCGGCTCAAATCAAGCACCAGGGTATCCGGCACGTAGGATCCCAACAACGCGACTGCATCCATCACCCGGTTGACCTTGATCGCACTGATGATGTCTTCCACCAACACAACACCCTCGGTGGAAGGTTCCGGGTTGGCGCGGAAAAAAACATCCTCTCGACCCACTTGTTTTTGATTAACCCACTTGGCCTGTTCCTCGACAAAAGACCGCCCCTGCCAATAAACAACCTTACCGGCACTGTCCTTAACTGGAATGATCAATCGACCAGCATAACTGCGGTACATCCCATACCGAGCAAACTCAGCCGGAGTAATGTCATAACGCATCAGCCACGCCTGAAGGGCTGTCTCAATCGAGTCGCTGAATCGATACTGTTGAGGTAGTGTTATCTGCCTCACCAAACCTTTTTTCTGCCA